GCTTGGCGCTCACGCGGGTTTGGGAATCCCCCATGCCGGTGAGTTGGGTGGTGAGCATGATTGGTGTGGCGGGTGTGATCCCGTTGATGCTTACCCTCGCGAGTCTGGCGTAGGCGGTCGCGCTGGCGTTGATGATGCTGCCTGCGGGCACGGTGGGGTCCGTGGGAGTGCCGGTCGTGTTCGTGCCCTTCAACACGACGATGCTCGCGGTTTCGATATTGCTCGTGTCGCGCGTGTATTTGAGGCAGATGAGATCGTTGCGCTTCTGGCCGGATACACCGCTGTCGATGGTGGCGGTTTCCGCGCTGGTGACACGCACATACCGTCCCTCGACGATCAACTGCATGACGGGGATGGTCGCGTGGTTCGAGTCTTTGAGTGTGATGGCGGGATATGTGCCGTCATTGTTTTTGAGCAGGTACGTGTCGTAGCCGATGATGCCGGCCTGCATGACGCCGATATCGTCGCTGGATACGTGTGGTGTTCCGGCCTTGCCGGTGATCAGTTCCGTGGTCATCTATCATGCCCCCTGGTTGTCGGTTTTGTTGGCGAGGTACTGGTTGTATGCGCCGTCCTGGCTAACTGCGAGCTGTCGGTATGACGGGTAGCAGTCGCTACACAACAGGCTGCCGGTGGTCACGTTGTCGGCGGTCACGCGTTGGATGTCGCGCCATTCGCTGGTGATGCGCTGGTCTCCCTCGCTGAGATAGGCTTGTTTGCCGCACCGGTCGCAGGTGAGTTTAATGATGTTGGTTTGTCGTGCCATGATAATGGTCCTCCTGATTATTGTTGGTTGGTGTGTTGGGGTGTTATTTGGTGCGCTGCCAGAGGTGGCCGCCGATCATCGAGTCCAGTTCGCTCCACGAGGTGCCCGCATACGCGCCTGCGGGATTGCCTGCCGGCACGCTCCAGTAGATGCTGCCCACCGGATAGGCGGCCAGGAACGCCTGCGCCGCCGTCATCGACGTGCCGGCAGGGCCTTGCGGGCCTTGAATACCTTGCGGGCCGGTAGCTCCTTGGGGGCCGGTGTTTCCGGTGGCTCCCTTCGCTCCCGTGTCGCCCTTCGGCCCGATATCGCCTTGAGGGCCCGTGTCGCCTTTGGGTCCGGTGTCGCCCTTAGGCCCTGCGGGGCCGGTGGGGCCCGTAGCGCCAGTAGCACCTTTCGTTCCCTGCGGCCCGGTATCGCCTTTGGGTCCGGTCGCCCCTTGGGGTCCTTTGACGTTGCCGATCTTGATACGTGCCATCACTCCTCCTCCGGTATGTCGTAGTACAGGTCGCCGCTCGCACTGTCGTAAACGATGTCGGGCGGATTGTCGGGCGTGGTGGTCACCACGTACAGGTCGCCGTTCGCCTCCATCGAGAGCGCGAACATGCCATTGGCCGGAGCGGTGACGCCGGAAGGCCCCGTGTCGCCCTTCGCTCCCGTATCGCCTTTGGGGCCTTGCAGTCCCTGCGGCCCAGCCGGGCCGGTCGCACCGGTAGCGCCCTTCGCTCCCGTGTCGCCCTTATCGCCAGTGGGCCCTGTCGGACCGGTCGCGCCGGTGTCTCCTTTGGGCCCCGTGGGCCCCGTGGGCCCCACATCGCCCTGCGGGCCCTGAATGCCCTGAATGCCTTGCGGCCCCTGTTTTCCTTGTGGTCCCACGGGCCCGACATCGCCCTTCATGCCCTCGGGTCCCGCCGGTCCGGTGATGCCCTGCACGCCCTGAGGCCCTTGGGGTCCCGTCGCGCCCTTCGCGCCAGCCGGACCGGTAGCACCTTGAGGCAGCGTGAGGTTCAATGTGTGACTTAATCCACTGCCGGATAGCGTGGCGGAGGCGCTACCACCAGGCAATCCGGTCGTGACGGTGCCGATCGATAGACTCGCGTTATCGATATCCTGACGCACTCCCGCAGCAGTTTCTTGCGCGTTGGAAGCGTCCTTGCCCGCCTGCGTGACGGTATCTTGCATGCCCGCGATGGTGGCGTTCGTCACTTCGGCACTAAACGTCCAATCCGTCAATTTGAGCCCGTCGCCCGCGTAATACGCGTGGCCTCCGGGCGTGGATTCGGCGGTGCCTGACAATGAGGAGGATTGCGCGGTGCTGCTGCCCACCTCGTAATCCACCGTCATCACGCCCTTGGCGACTTTGATGATCTTCTTGATGATCTCCGCGCTGGCGGTGATGCCCGTGTTATTATCCCTGCCGACGACCACATCGCCGATATGCGCGTCGAGATCATCATGCACGGTGATTTTGATCTCCGACTGATTCTGCAACTCCTCCAGCTTCTTCTTACCCTCTGTTTCGAGTTCGTCGGCTTTCGCGTTGCTATAGTCGTAGACGGCGGTACGCTCGTTGATGCCGGTGAACGTCTTGGATTTGGATACGGTGCCGTTCGCGTCCGCATACCAGTGCGTGACCACTCGGTTTTTCAGTTCCCCCTCGCCGAGACAGACGAGATGGTTGATCGTGTTGCCTGATGTGGTCGCGTCAAAATCCAACAGGTCGCTGTCAACGGTGTCCCCGTAGGTGACGACCGGGCCGACGCCAAGCTGGATCGTCGTATCGGTCGCGCTCATCGTCAATCGGTAGCCGCTGCCTTTGAGGAGCTTGCGGATGGCGCTGTAGGCGTCCACATACCGGTCGAACTGATAGTTCGATAGTACGGGATAGGTGGGCAACGATGTAATGCCGGTGAACGGATTGCGACCACCCAGTCCGATACGGGTGATGATGTCGTTGACCACATTGGATATCGGGCCGCTCATGGTCAGATAATCCTTGCCGGCATCCGGCTGCAATATCTTCTGTGATAACAGCCCATGCCACGTACGCCCCGTATACGTCAACGTGCTTGTGTTGTTTTTGGTCGACGTTTTGACTTGGTCGATGATGCCGCCGTATTCGGTCCCGTCGATCATGATGCGACAATCCGACTCCAACCGGACGCCCGGAATCGTCAGCTCGAAATCATTCTCGCTATCCCCGAACGCCAAATCCAACGTGTAATCCGTGTAGCTGCCTATCGCATTGCCTTGGGCGTTCGTGACGATCAGATCCATGGCGGCTCACTCCTCTCCTCAAACAACTCGAGATCCCAGTCGAACTGGCCCGCCCACGTCACACCGCTCACACCGGGCGGCAACGGCTCGAACACATAACTGCCCGAACCCCTGCCCGTACCACGGACGGCGTTGGCGAACACGTTCACATGCTCGCCGTTCGCACGAATCAACGTGACCGATTTAGGCTCCGATGCGCCATCGATCTCCAAGCGGGCACCGGCGGGCACCTCGACGTTGACCTGATAGCGGTTAGTGCCGATCACGATATACGGGTTACTGATCGGCCCGAATATCGTCAATTTCACCGGCATCGAAGCCAACGAATCATTAACTACGGTGGAACCCAACGCCATACCCATATAGTCGTATGGGTAATCAAACTGGTAATCCAACCACTTACTATCATTACTATCCCGATACAGTAAATGCGTCACACTCGAACGACGCCACAATCCCAACAGCACGATGGTGAGTTGGGTGGTGACCATGTGCGGTTGTATGGATTGCACGTCGTTTTTGGTGATGTAGGCGGGGCATTCCCATTCACCGTCCACATTGAGCGTTCCCGGCGTCCCATTGCTCATGTCGGCGTCGGACAGGCGTCGCATGCGTTCCATCGAATCGTATGATCGGAGGATCTTCACGGTCATCGTCAGTTCGCGCGCGGTGTGGGTGATGCCGGTGAGTGTACGGGTGCCGAGCGTGTACGACCATTCATGCCCACGCAGTGCAGGCATGGTTTCGCCGTAGACGGGTCCTTCGAAGCCGATGCTTTCCTTATTCGTGGAGCATTGGTATTCAAACGTTTGCATACTGTCGTACCACCCTTCCCACTACACGGCCGTCGAGTTGGATACTCATGCCCTCCATGATTGCGGGCATGTCGGTATGCAATGCCCGCAGTTCATCCAGCAGGGATTGGTCTGATCCCTGCTGATAACCCGACTGTCGGCCTGTCACGGATTTCCCGTATACCATCGGCATCATGCCGTCCATGCCGAACTCATGGCCATCCAATGTCAGCGAGTCGGCGAGTTCATTGAGGCTGCGGCTGACGAATGGCCGGCTTCTGTCGATGCCGACCGCCGTGCCACGTCCGATCATGACACCCACCTGATCGCGGAACACAGTGGACGGCGAATGGATGCCGAGAGCGCTTTTTGCCTTGTCCACCAGGCCGGTGAGTGCGCCCTTGATGTTGTCGTACAGACCGCTTACGGCACCGCTGATGCCGTTCCATAGGCCGCTGATGATGTTTTTGCCTGCATCCGCCAACCATTGCCCGGCCCCGGAGAAGAAGCCGACGATCTTGTCCTTGATGCCGGTGACGGTGTCAACGACTCCCTGGACTCCTGCGGATGCCGCGCCCTTGATGCCGCTCCATATCGAGCCGAACGCGCTGCTGATGCCGTTCCAGATGCTGCTCCATACGCCGCTGATGCCGTTGAGCACGCTGCTGATGATGCTGCTGATGCCGTTCATGACGCTGGACGCCACGGATTGTATGCCGCTCCATATCGAGCTGAACACGGAGAGTATCGCATTCCATACGCCGCTCCAGTCGCCCTGGATCGCGGCGGTGACGGCGGTTATGATGCCGGCTATCACGTTGAGCACGGTGCTGATCACTGTAGATATCACGTTCCACACGGTTTGCACGACGGTGAGTATCACGTTCCATATCGTCGACCAGACGGTCTGGATGACGGTCAGAACGGTTTGTATGATCGTCCATACCGCTTGGATAGCGGGTCCGATGAACGCGGCGATCATGTTCCACACGGTCGTGAAATAGCCCGATATCGCACTCCATGCGACAGACCAGATGGTTTGTATCGTCGTCATCGCCATCGTGATAGTGCTTTGGATTCCGGCGATGATCGGCATGACGATAGGGCTGATCGCGTCCCACACGGTCGTGAACAGGTCGAGTATCGCATTCCACGCATTGCTCCAGGCCGAGCTGATGGCCTGCAGTCCCGGTTGGATGAACGACGCGATGGATTGGATGACATTGGATACCGTCGATACCGCGGTGTTGAAGATATCGACGATGCCATTCCACAGGCCTGAGAAGAAACTACTGACCCCTTGCCATGCGCCCTGCAGCCAGCCAATGAAATTGGACCACATTGCCTTTCCGGCGGCGGTCTGCGTGAAGAACCATGTCAATGCGCCCACCACTGCGGTGATCGCCACGATGATCGCGCCTATCGGATTCGCGCTGATTGCAGCGCCCAACGCCCTCCACGCCGTAGATGTGAGTGTGGTCACGGCGTTCCACGCGCCCTGCGCGTTCTTAACGAGGCTCATACCGCCCGCCATGCTTTTCAACGCAGGACCGAAGCCACCCAGTTCGGGCATGATCTTGATGAAATTGATCACACCGTCCGACGCCTTCTGCATGCCCGACAAAGCCTTCGGTATGCCCGCCAATCCGGATGAGACCGCGCCCAAACCCTTCGATGCCGCCACCAGACCGCCGATACCGGCTGCCAATGGCAAGAGCCAATCGGAGTTGTCTCCCACGAATCCGATCACGCCGGAAAGCATGTCGACGAGAGCGGCGAGCAGGTTGATGACGGTGGGCAGGTTCTGCGCGATTGTGGAACCCAATACACCGAATATGCCGATCAGCGGGGTCAGTCCGCCTCCCATGCCGCTGAGCTTGGAGAGCAGTCCGCTTGCCGAGTCGATGAAATTGCCGATCGCATTCCGCAGATTCAACAGGAAATCGACGATGGGACTGTCTTCCTCGATTTTGAACGCATTACGGAATGCGGCGGTGAACTCGCCTTTGCCGAACAGGTCCACGACACCGTGATAGGCATCGGACAGCCATGAGAAGAAGGAGGTTACGGCGGGTATCGCGTTGCTCAGTCCCTTCTGCAGCCCGGCACCCACCTTCTCCAACACCGGCGTGACCTTCTCGGTGAACCCGTCGATCACGGGGATCGCCTGGTTGAACATGTCGCGCAGCCCGTTGAGCAGCGGGCCGGCGGCCTTCTCACCCAATCGCCCGAGCGCTGCTTTGACATTCGCCAAGGCCCCGGTGAATGTGGTGCCGGCGCTCAATGCCGCGCCGCCAAGGCCTTCCTGCATGGCGTCGGCGAAGGTCTGGAAGTCGATTTTGCCGGCGGATACCATGTCGGACACGTCGGCTGATGTCTTGCCCAGGTGTTTGCCGAGGAGCTGGAGGACTGGTACGCCGGATGACATGAGTTGGAGCATGTCGTCGCCCTGGAGTTTGCCACGGGCGGCGACGGATCCGAATATGGTGCCGATGTCGGTGAGCGAACGGCCTGATATCTGTGCGGTGTCGGCTACGGTTTTCAGGACTTTGGTGAGCTGAGCGCCTTGTTGCACTCCGGATGCGCTTAGGCTTGCGGCCACGGTCGCCGCATCCCCCAGTCCGAACGCGGTTCCCTTGACGGATGCGAGCGCGTCGTTCATGATTTCTTGGACGCTGTCGGCGTCGTGGCCTAGGCCTTTGAGCTTGGCTTGTGCGTTTTCGATGTTGAGTGCGCGTTCGAAGCCGCCTTTGGCGGCGAGTGCGACGATGCCGCCGGTTACGGTGCCGATGGTGGCGACGCCGAGTTTGCCGAT